CTTCTTTTGCTGATATCTTATCAATTCCAAAAGACCCAAAAAACTAGATGGCGGGGTAGATGATACCCCGCTTTTTGAAATATTATTTAATATTAATTATCAGCTATGTAAAGAGTTCCCAGCTATGACTCCTTATGATGTAGAAAAGAAATCTTTTCACGATGTAATAAGATTATATAGCGACGTGCGTGCAATGCAGATAAGGGAAACAAAGCGAGAAAATGATAAAGGCAATGATAATAAAGTTATCCGTCGGCCTGCCGGGGATAGCTGGTTTTAGGTGGTGAGACGATGGGCACGAATGCGGATACAAGTACGACAAAACTGAAAATGGATATATCTGACCTTAAGCAGTCAATGACAGAAGCAAGGCGACAAATAAGGCTTGCGAATGCAGAGTTTAAAGCATCCAGTGCAGGCATAGACAACTGGGCGCAGTCCGCAGATGGATTGAGCGCCAAGATGGACCAGTTGCGGAACACCTTAAAAGCAGAAAAGTCTATCTTGTCCGACTTGAATAAACAGTACGATTTGACGGTACAGTCACAGGGTAAGAATTCAAAAGGCGCACAGGAGTTACTTATCAAGATCAAAAATCAGGAGGCAGCCATTAATAAGACAAAAGCGTC